TCGCAGCTTACGATCCGTACCTTTTACAAGGTAGGACTTTATTTTTATAGCTTCCGGATCTTTAGAGGCCGGGTAGCCGTTATAACTAGTCTCCACTTGTAACGCTCGGTGTGGATTGTTCCGCTTCGTCACGCTTTAGATAAGCCTGATAATCGGTATTGCCTGGGTCTGTTCCAAATGAGTATCGCACTCCGTTTTCTTCATACCAAATAACTGTGATGCCGTTGATTTCTTCAATGTTGTATTCTTTTTTCATTTTATAACTCCGAACTAAAGGCTACTGAGGCAGAAGCACTATTGGATTCAATACGACCACCCGTGAAAGCCGTACCTGAGGCTTCTGAGTTATTGTAGATCAAACCTATGTTTGTTCTCTCAGCGGCTAAACTCAAACTATTTAACAAATCCCCTTGACCTCTAACAATATAGTAACCTGTACCTGAGGTTGCAATTAGAGTTGGTGCTACTCTCATAGATACAGGAAATTGGATTATGCCGTCGAATTGTGCTGCATTAACATAACTACCATTGATAATCTGTGCTTGATTAAGTAGCAAAGAAAGTTGCCAGTAGTACCTCAAACAGGCGCTAAGTTCTCCTTGGATTGTTCCAGCGTTTCTGCGATACGGCAAAGCAGTCGTTCCAACGTTTATCATAATGCCAGTTATTTCAAAGAAATCTGCTGCACCTGCTGTACCTGTTGGAATCCAAGGAAAGTAGAAACCTAATTGAGTTGTGCTATTTGATAGAGCAGCAGCAGTAGTAAAAGTAAATCGTTGCCAAGTCGTAGTCAAAGTTGCGCTTGTGTTGATAACGGCTGTCTGTCCTGTGTAACCAAATTGTAAGTTTTGGTCTGTACCTGTTCCAGTAACCACAATTACGCCAAGTGCATTTGAAGCCTGAGAAAAGTTTGCACCTGCGCGAGCATAGAAACTAAAAGTGATTTGTTTTCCAGCAAAAGGAATTGAGTCGGCAGTTTCCAAATTGTAAGATGGGTTAACCTGACCTGTGCCTGTTTGTCCTGAGTTGCGCTGAAAGCGTCCGCAATACTGGATATTTGGTAAATTAGTTGTGTCACCTGTTGCCTGTCGGCTTACTGTGCAAGCCTGATTTGCACCAGTTGGCATTTGAAATCTATCGGCGGTGTATGAGTTTGCGATAGAAGTTGAGGCTGCAAGTGACACGCTAGTACCACGCTGCCAAATGTCAAAAGATGAGTTGATTACTGGGTTGGTTGCATTAGGTGTAGCCGTCCAACGAAGTCCAGTCGTAGCGGAAGAATCTGCTACGAGCGTTTCGCCGTTAGCGCCTACCGCTAGGCGAGCCGGAGTATCGTTCGCTGTAGCTGAAATTAAATCGCCCTTGGCATCCACGATAGAGTTTTGGATCGCGTTGCTGTCATCCTGTGCGACCCAGACGAAGTCCATATCTGTATTCGAGTTCTTGCTTAATACCTGTCCGCTGGTGCCGCCCTTGAGATCGACCAGCGAGGCATCGATAGAATCTCCTAATGCCTCGATAGCCGTAGCTCCGTCTTTGACCAGATCGGTCGAAGTTGGAACGGGCCAGTTAAAGTTCGGGGTAACCGTTGCCATTATGTCAAACCTCCAAAAGCGTCTTCCCAGATAAGTGTAGCGTTTACACCTGTCCAAACCAGGTTAGACGGGCTAACCGTATCCCACTGTGGCGCAACCAATGAGAAATCTGTAGGGCTCAGTGTGAGCGTGATGTCTACGAATTGAGGATTAGCCCTAATGGCAAAGCCCTCAAGGAATCCATTAAAGGACCCGTTAAACATATTGATCGGAAGATCGTTAATAACGATAGGTTCACCAAAGAATACGTTTATGAGCTTGTTTCGCTCGGCATCCGGTAGCTCGGAGTTATCAAGCCTAAAAGTAATGGCCTGTAGTTGCTCACGTGGGATAGCCCGAAGGCCTAATTCACGATCCATAACGTCGTTTACGTCGCTTAGGTTATGCAGGTTAGAGCTAACGCTGCGCTGGTACCGTCCGTAATTAGCGATAGAGGCGGCATCTAACGCCGTGGCCTGTTGATTGTAATTTGCGCCGTAATTGAATACCAGCGAATTACGGATCTTGCCTATTTGTAGGATTGACTTAACGCTTGACGGGATAGCGTAATTGGCCGATATGGTCGTATAGCCGTTAGCCGATAGATAGGCCGTACGGTGATCGGCATCGGCATAACAGACTCGCCCAGCCTTGTCCTCGTACATATTACCCAAGGCGCTCTGTGCGATCTGAGCGCATAGGTTATAGCTGCTAAACGGATCTGCCCCTCGGGCTATCATCTCGTAAAGTCCGGGCTGGTCAATTTCGCCAAGGCCTACGTTTTCCGCATCGACCCAAGTGGTCATAGGGTCGTAATCCTGCCATTGTAGAGCCGGTGCTACCTCAAACCAGGAGTTAATTAATAGCTCGTTTAGAATGTCAAAGATCTGGTTGCCGTCCTCAGTCTTTGGTAGGGCATCGGGGAACAAGGCCTTGGTCAATTTAGCCAGGGAACCGACGGCCAATATATTACCGATTGTTATAAACCCTACCTCTTCAGGCGAGCGTACGGATATACCGAAGTCCGATACGGTGCCACCGAATACGGGTACATATGTGCCGGAGCTGTTCTTTAGCTCCAGAGTTAAAGCATCGGTTACATCAATATCGAAAGCCGAGTTATCTATATTTACGATTTCCATACGGGCATACCCGGCGTTGCATTGTAGATCGATATCATCGCGGCCGGTGGCCATATTTACGCTTAAGACATTGGTATAAACCGTGGTGCCCACGGTGATACGCCATTCCGGTAACCAGGTACTCACGCTATCGTGTAATCCCCGGAACCGCGATTAACCGCAGTACCTCTATAGGTTGATTGGTTTAGTACATCCTCAACCGCGCGAGCGATAGCCTCGGGATCGCCTAAACCTGCCTCGATCTTAATATTATAGGTAGCCGGATATCCACTACCGTAATTCATCGTAGGGCTGTATCCGCCTAAATCGCCTTTCTGATCCTCGGTAAGAGTTGGAAATAGATCAAAGATTGTTACATCTTTTTTAAGCCCCTTAGTAGCTTCCGCCATTTTCTCGACGGTATCAATAACAGTGGATTTAGGTATCAGTGAACCTACGCCGCTGGATGTTAGTCCTCCCGTATTTCCGCCTGTACCGATCTTGCCCAGTAAAGCTATGTAATCTTGCAGAGACTTCAGGCGCGCATCGTCGGCGGCTTTCTGGGCCTTTGCTACCCGGTCGATCATAGATAACTCGGCAGACTCGCGTAATAGCGTGGCAGTTGTAGCTGCGCTGGTGGTCTTACTAATAGAGGCTAAACGTGCTATCTCGGTTAATTGAATCTGTACGCGCTCGCTGTAGGACTCCTTGGCGGCTAACTGGCCAGCGGCGGTTATGGCAGCGTTGTACTTCTTAAACGCCTCTTCACGTGCCAGTTCTTTATCGCCTTCGGCCATTTTAGACTTATCAATAGCGGTCAGTTCATTAAGTAGCTGTGTGTTAATGGCCAGAAGGGTTGCATCGCTAACCTCTTTGATACCGGCTAACTTTGCTAAATCGTTATTCTTTTGAAGTGCAGCCAGTTCGGTAATCTTTTTAAGAGCTAAATCGCCGTTGTCCTCTTCGATCGCCTGCAAGGCCTCTAGGCGCAAACGTGTCTCTTTATCGTAGGTAGCCTTAAGAGCTGCGGCCAATGAGATACGAGTGGTATCAAAGACTGCTGCGGCCTTGGATAACGAAAGTTTATTCTTTTCGGCTATTGCGGATTTCTTTTGCAGTGCTAATAATTCTTTAGCTCGTTTAGCCGCATCTGCCTCAGCCTTGGCCCGGGCCTTGGCATCAGCCTTTTGTGTGTCTTGATTGCCAGCCGATAATGAACGATTGCCGAATCCACCAGGAATCTTGCCGGCGTTTAGGCCGTAGTACTGCTGAAGGATCTCACCGGCTTTGAGCCCTACCGTGGCATCGATTAGGCCAGCGATAGCGGTACTTAAGGTATCGATCTTTGAAATCGTATCGTCGATGGTCTTGCCGCCAGATAGTGCCGTCAGGGCATTGAGTAACGATTTACCAATTTTCTCGCTGGCATTTTCCGAAGCAACTGCTAGCTTGTTCATCGAGCCGACGTAACTATCTGCAGCTACTTTGCCCTGGCCAGCGAATAAAACCTGTAGGCGCTGTTGCACTTTCTCAAAGTCTGTAGAGGCTAATTCGGCCTGGGTAAGTCCTAGGTTGAGCGAACGTAGGCCTTTGAAATTGCCCACATAAGCCTGGCTTAACTTTTCGCTGGTGGTTGCTAAATCGGTCCCTGTCCCGGCCGATACATCCATCGCGAGGTTAAGCAGCTCTTGGCTCTTAGTAACTGACCCGGTGACTTGTAATAACTTGAGCATCGCCGGCTGTAACTGATCACGATTTACACCAGTGGCCGCTTCTAGTTTGTCGATGTATTGATTGATTTCAGGCGTGGCAAAGGCTAGGCCTAGATTACGTACCGAGGTCGTTAGCTGCGCTACCTCTAGCTCTGAAGCGGCAAAAGCCTTAACGGCATTTTTACCATATTGCGCCAGCGCTGTAACGCTAAAGGCCACACCGAAAGCCTGCGCTAGATTTTTAACATTTTTCTCAAAGCCTTTGATTTGCTTTTCGCCCTTAGTCAGAGCCTTGCCGTCAAAGGTTGTAACGGCATTAACTAATAAACTGGGTAACTTTGCCATTATGCAGCCTTCGCGTATCTGCCCTGGTTAAAGGCGTTGATGGTATTAGTGATAGCCCTAATTACCGCGTTCTGAGCTTTACCTTGATCTTCTTCCCAAGCTCTAAAAATCATACGACCGCGCTCGGCGCGTTCACTTCCATACAAAGGCCCCATACGACTAATGAAATGAGCGCCAGCGCCAGGGTTATTAGATCGGCTCTTTGATGATCCGCCAGGGTTTACACGGCCTGCGGTCTCATAGATTGCACCAGCAGCCGAACGGTTGGCCACATAATACAAAGCGCGCCAGCCGTTCTTGTTGCGCGAGCTAGGAGCCTGGGCATAATAGATACCCTTTTTAACGGTGCTGTGGTCATACAGTGGAAATAAACGTAATTGGCCCTCGGTGTTAAAAGTTCTAAAAGCTGAGTTACGAGCTGTGATCTTTCGGCCTACCGTGTTCTCGTTCCAGCCGTACAGGTTATCCGGTTGCGGCGATGGTGCATAACCTCGCGCCTTGTCCCGAATAGGAATCATTACCGCTTTGATTTCGGCGTTCATTTCCTGTAATAGTTCTGGATCAATTTTACGCATAGCTTTAAGAGTGCCTTTAACGCCTTCGAGGTTTACGGGCATATTGTTCGGCCTCCTTAGCTTGATCGTTTAACACTTGTATTAACATCTTGTACATCTCTGCATCGAGGTCTAGTACCGCTTGAGGCGGAACCCCTAACCGTATAGATAGTTGTGCTACCTGATAGGTTAGGGAATCCCGCCCTAGCTTAAAGGTTCGTCGTCTAGTACCTCGACCTTTACTAACGTATCGAGAAATTCAGCGCCGAATGGTTTAACAGTTTCGCCACTTGTGCGAAGGCACTCGTGAGCGAGCCAGTAGACATCCGACTGCTTCTCGTCGTCGCGAAAGGCCTTATGAAAGCCTTTCTTTGCATAGAGTTCAAAGGCGTACTCGATCCGTGGAGTTATCTGATGCTCAGTAACTTCGCCGGTAGCCCTTGTTATTTTGAGTCGTGCCATTTGATGCCCCTTTGTTAGTAGATTAGACCGTTGTGTCTACAACGATTGGTGAGTTGCAGGTAAAAGTGATCGACTGGGTACTGATGTCCCCGACGGCTCCGTTAATATCGGTGGTGTTGTTTACAAGCACCGTAGTTTGATATTCCGGATTTGTTGCTGCAATAGCTCCGCTAGTTTGCTTGAGAGTTAGAGGCACTGTAGTACCCCAAGCCGCCTGCAAAGTTTGTAGGACTTCAGCAGTAGCTGTGTCGTTCAGAAAGTCCAGAGTTATGGTTGAGGTCTCCAGGCCCTTAGTGAAACGTCTGGAAGAATCGCCCATCGCTGTAATTTCTAGCTCTTCGAACACGCGGTTAATCGTGGCCGAGGTTACGTGATCTGAGAGGTCTACCGAGTTAAGGGTTACGACCACTCCATTGGATAAGAATACGGCCATCGCCTATTCCTCGCTTTCGGTTGTTGGTGTTGGTGTTGTTGTCTTTGCTTTTGCTACTTTGACCGGTTCAGGCTCGTCTACGATCTGTCCGATCTTTCGCAAAAACTTTAGGTCATCCTCTGTATACGGCATTGTCAGCTCCAGCTCGTGAGTATTGAGATATTGAAATCGGCAGTTAGCAACGTTCCACTTTGTACATCAAGTACGGTAGGAGCCGACATACTGCCAATATTCATAACGATATTTGATGCGGCCAATTTGTTAAACACAGCTACAGCCAGGGTTTCGATACCGTTCAGGTTGCCCTGGTTATCCAGCATCGGTACCGTCATAATGACTTTCAGGTTCGCTAGTGGCGATATTCCGGCGTTGGTGTTATTACTTGGCGTAATGTAATTCTCCGCCGGTGCCACGATTACCGAGTTGGCTGTGATTGTTGGCGGTGGAAAAGAGTAAGTGTTCCAAGCGTTCGGATTAGCCAAAGCGGCGGCTAACGTAGCTCGTAGGGTTGTAATGGCGGCTGGCATTTTTAACCGATCATACTGTTCGGATTTTGATACCCGGCGATGAGGCCTCTGATCTTGCCGATCATTGAGTTACCCATCCGGTATGGCGAAGGACTGAATCCGTCAATAGATACGCCGCCGGTCTGTGATACCTGGCGAGCTTGGAAAATGTCTACGGCCAGGATCATCGCGGCCTCGCGTACAGCTGGGGTAGTTGCGTAGCTGTTTGTCTTTGTATCTACGCCCTCGGCCTTTCCGTATGGAAGTACCCGGGTAAAATTAACATTAGCTGCGACCTTGGTAAATTGAATAAAGCTATAACCGGCTGGCCAGTTCCAAGTAAAAGGATTCCAGGCGATTGATGGAAAATTGTTTGTAGTACCGGTGCTCCAAGGCATTGTTCCCGTGATTGTGTACGTGCCGTTAAAGGTTGAGCCACATCCACTCAAGGTTACGCTTTGCCCGGTGGTAAAGATAGCCGGGTTAGCGATCATCACTGTCGCCACATTATTCTGCAAAGTCGTACCTACAACCGGCGCAGAATCAAACCATAAAAACTGATTTAGAAGATCTTGCGCGGTTTGGCAGCAGGTCTCGACGATATCCGATGAATAGAGCGCATCGATTCCAAGGTTGGCTCTTAACTCTGCCTCGGTGACGTAAGTTGCCGGCACAATAATCTCCTTAACTTAATAGGGCCGGTAGGGCTCAAAGGGCTAAGAGCCCTACCGACTATTAGGGTTTTACTTATGCCTTTAGGTAACGAACGATACCGTTAGGCATTTTTGCGATTGTTGCCATAAATCCGTAGATCGCTACCTGAACCTGTAGGTTAGATACTACGTTTACTGACATATACGCTTGAGGTGAACGGTAAACAGTAAACGCCTCAGGTGCCAAAATGATTGCTGAACCGTCGTCTACTGTTGTCTCTGTAAAGTTCTTGTCTACGTATAGATCAAGTCCTAGTACGTTACCGCGAATAGACTGAGGGCCTACCTGTCCGGCTGCGTTCATTGGCTGGATAGCGTTATAGATAGGTCGCTTTGTGGTATCTGTCGCGCCCATCAATAGCTGCCATTGTGCAGCGTTACCGATGTAGTTCTGAGCAAAATAGCCTGTGTTTTTGTAGATGGTTGCTGCTGCTTGTGAAGTGTAAGCAATAACTCCATCGCTGTCGGCTGTAGTAGCTGTTGCAGCTGTACTAGCTGATAACAAAGCTGCTACTACTGTTGTATCAATAGTAGTTAGGTATGCGTTCTGTAGTTGCTGAGTTAGTTCAGCGTAGAAGTTTGGATCTGAACGCTCTAGGAGTTCTACTGAGATCGTATTCATACCTGCGTACTTGTTTACTGTACCTGTTAGGTATTCTGTAACCATACCTGTATTAGATACGGCTCCAGCTTCTGCCTCTACTGTGACGGTCGGTGCAACGCCTGAACCGCCACCAGCTGAGGTAACGAGTGATGGGACATTTATGGTCATACCGCTGGAGGGCAAAACTCCCTGACTGCAGGCATCAATGGCCGGTGTTCCAAAACGAGTATTAGTTACAAACTCTGTTAGGTACTGAGTTGGATTAAATGCTGGGTTAGTTGAAAAGCTATCGTCTGCGGCAGTTACATAAAGACGAGACTCATCGCTACCTAATGCAGCTTTGATCTTGTGCTCTGTGTATGTTGCCATAGAAGTAATTGGTGTACGGACTCGCTGAGAATCCAATACTGACGGACGAATGATCTTACGAGCGGCTTCGACTTTTTCAGCCTCTGCCGGTGCATCTACCGGGGTTTCCTCCGGTGTATTTTCTGGGGCTGTAGTCACAGCTTCCTCGCTTTCGGTTTCTGTTTCGGTCTCTACGATTGTCGTATTGATCGTTGTGGTTTTTGTGCTTGTGCTTGTTGCAGCTTCGAGCGCAGCTCTGGCAGCAGCAATATCAGTTACGGAGGCGCTGGAGTCC